GGCATCGGCTACCAGAGGCTGATCGCCATCACCAAGCCAGGCTTCGGGGTTGAACGAGTTGGCAAAAGAACCGGTGCTTTCTGTCAGCAGATAGCGTACCCCGGTCACTGGTGCAGGCAAGCCTGCCCCGGGTGCAGATACCAAGGGGTCAATTATGGCGTCGATGGGCGCCAGTGTGTTTTGTGGCGCGGTGTCGGGATCCACGTCATAGATTACCAAGCGATCGTCTGTGGGATCCACGGTGATGGTGCCTATGATCTGATTGTCGGGGTTGTCAACGGGCCAGTTCAGCCTGATCTGGCTGATACCTGGACGGTAAGCACCGTAGGCTCCCAGTACCGCGGGCCACAGCAAAGGACTGTCACCCACTATGGCAGTGGGTTCAAGATCGTTGAGTTCACCATTGGGCACGATCGTGGGATCATACAGCACCTGGATCTTGTTGTCGATCACCACCAGCTTGTAGCTCCAGGGTGTGACCATGATTCTGGTGCCTAGCAAGAGATCGCTGTTTTGCACAGCATCGTGTATGTCACCTTGCGCATCGTAGATGCTCATGATCACACGTTCGACCACACCCAGCTTCTTGACCTTGATGGGCATGCTCAACCATATGGGCATGCTGAAGGTCAGGGTGGCGATGTCGATGGGATTTTCTGTGCCCTGGGGGATGCTCCTGCTGCTCCAGTTCACGCGATCTAGGTAGACCACGCTGAGACTGGTCCAGTCGATATAATTGTCGGTACCCTGTATTTCCAGGCTGGGATTGAACAGGGGCAGCATCTGCTCCAGGATTTGCAGTTTTTGGTTGGTGTTCGAGGTCCAGATATCCAGATTGATCACCAGTTTATAGGGTGCGGGCATGTGCCGTTCTATGGTAAACGCATTGCCCTGGGTAGTCTCGTAGGTCTCAGTGGCGCTGTCATAGGTCCGTTGCCGCACATTCATCTTGCTGATGTGATAGGGCTCTTGTACCCTCTCTCGATCATATTCGAGACTGGTTATATAAAAAGTCATCAAGGGCGTGGCCGGCATGGAGTTGGCCGAGTTTTGCTGGATGATAGTCTGGGCGTTGCGAGTGGCGTCGCCATAGCGTACCGGCACTCGCAGTAGGGCAGTTTGGTCGGGATTGTCTTCGTCCTGGCCGTATTGCACCTGGAAGTTGGACATCATGCGCGTGAACTGCAAGAGAAAACGCCTGATCTGTTCGTCGTAAAAAAAACTTTGAAACATAGTTAGCTAGACCTTTGTCCGGGTTGTGTGTTGGGGTAAGGATTGCTGTCCTTGTGACCACCCTGATTACCGTTGTCGGCCCGGGGACGCAGGGCTTCGCTGAGACTTTGACGGCTGGGTATGTTACCTTGATCGGTAGTGGGTGTGGTATAGCTGTTGTTGACGAAACTGCTGCGCTGAGTGCTGTTCTGTTTGCTGTTGTTGATGTTGTTGCGCACCTTGTCCTCGATCTTGATCCAACGCACACCATTGAAACGGAACAGGCGATTGGGAAAGTAGTCCTGGCGCAAGAAATAATCTCCCGCTGCCGCACCCAGGGGAAACTGCACACCCACTCCGCAGGGCAGGCCGTTGGGCGGAATTCCGTCGCCGGTAAGGTAACCCACGGTATAACCATCAGCACGCGGAGTCACACTCATACCACCCTGTGTGCCATCCACGGTAGCACCATTTATGGTTGTGAGGGAATCAGGATTGGCCGGTTGACCGCCAGGTGTGGCCTGCCAGGGCGTCCAGTACTCTTGATTGCTGATATCCACCCCGGCGGGCACATCCTGGGCTGCTACCCAGTAACGGCTGCCGATGTTTACTATGGCCGCTTCGCTGTAGATGCTGTCTCGATCCCAGAGGTTGAACGTGGCCGGCTCTGCGGGCTGTCCGGCTACGGTGGGCACGATATAGTAGGTCTGGGTAGCATAACCCGATAGGGGCACTTCCACTTCGGCCTGGGTCAGTATGCTGTCGTTGATCTCTTGGTCCTTGGTGCGAGTGCTGAACAATTCGCTCTGTGTGGGTGCGGTATATTCACCCCAGTAAGTGGTGTTGGTTATGTCCGTGCCCGCGGGCACGTTGATCTTGGCCTGGTAGAGGGTGCCGCCCTGATCCACGATCGACCCGGCGGGATAGAAATTACCATCGTCCCAGATGGTGCTCTGGGCCACCGGCTTCTTGAGTATGTCTTTGTACTCTTGAGCATTGGTCAAGGGCGTGGCTTTCACTCGCCACAGGTGCGGCAACCAGGTCTGGCTGAATCCTTCTGCCGCAAAAGCCGCATCCTGGATCACGTAATATTTGGGCAGGGGCTCGGGTATCGCGGCGTTGAGTGGGTAGTAATCTTTGAGTACCGGCACTTCCAGCACGTCGCCGTTCATGAGCTTGCGCCCAAAGGTGTCTATCATGTCATTGTAGTGGAACGTGATAAACAGGGTGTCATTGTTGAGGAACAGACCAAACTGTGTTAGGTCAAAGTCTATGTCCTGCATGTTGAACACGCCGCGCATGACATAGATATCGGGTGCATAGATGCGATCCCGGTTTTCCAACAGCAGCAGGTCTTGTATGTTGAGAGGGTTCAGTTCGTCATAGACCGGCTGGGTGGCGTCGGCATTGCCTGACAGGGCCGAATCTTCACCACCGGTCTGGGGTCCTAGGTATTTGTGCACAAACAGGTCGACGCCACCCACGGTATAGCGTTCGCTGATGATGCGATCCAGGTACTGGTAATCACGGGTGCGATTGGGGCGGTATAAGCTAAGTTTGGGCATGATCCAGTATTTATGGGCTGGTTGACCGTAAATACCCAAACTGCTATAATGGTAAAAATGGCTACACTTGAAGAGCTACAGGAGCGTTTTGATCTGGCCGAGCGCATTGCTCGCGCCCTGCCCACGCGCACCCGCAGGGACTGCATGCGTATGAGCGATCATGTGCGCGAGCACTTCCAAGAGGCCAGTAGAGCCCTGGTAGAATGCCGGCGGCTGCACAGGATCACTGCGCAATATGAACAGTCCCTGGTTCGAATTGAAGAATCGTTGCAAAACTTCGAAGGCTATGTTATAATGGCCAAACTCATGAAAGGATTTCCGTGAAAAAGAAGCCCATCGCCAAGGCCGCCCAGCCCAAACCCATGCAACCCAAAACCGGTGAAACGCACCTTACCGGCAACGAGCCCATGTGGGCCGAGCAGCCCCTAGATGGTCAGCGCCAGATGGCCCTGACCCGGGCATTTGCCTGGTACAACTATTACTGCGATAACAAAGATGCCCGCAAGTTCGTGATTGATTGGCTGGCCCGCGACGACAAGTTGAGCGCACTGTGCCGTGAAATGGGTCGCGTGCCCGAGAGGCATGTGCCCACTACCCTGGGTTGGATTTGCCGCATGAGCGTCATGGGCTGGCAGCTCAACGACAAGGAGCGCCTGTTTGTGAGCGATCGTATAGATCGTCTCACGAAAGAAAAGCAAGAAGAGCCGGTCGAAAAAGCCCGGACCCCGGATCGCCCCAACATCCAGGACCACTTGCGTACCAAGATGCGCGAAACAGCCGGTGACCTAGAAGGCGTCTTTGATGACATGATCCAGAGCAACAGCAGGTTCGATACCGTGACTCGTGCGATCAATCTGCTGCGCGAGCGCAATATCTCCCCGCAGATGGTGGGCGAGATAGCGGAACACTGGACCGCGGTCAAGCACGAATTGGAACAGGCGGTAAAAGGCCAGGATGCGGATCTCGTGGAAGGTTATAAGAGCTACAGCAAGATCAATTTGCGCAACATGATACGCTTTGCCGACCAGGTGGCAGCTGACTGCGCCAGCTACGTGCAGCTCAAGAAAGTAGAACGCAAGCCGCGCAAGAAAAAGCCTGCGAGTCCGGAAAAGATCACGGCCCGGTTCAAGTATCTGCGGGAGTTTGCAGAGCTGGGACTCAAGAGCGTGCCGGTCACGGACCTGGTCAACGCCCAGGAAGCCTGGCTCTATGATACCAAGCGCCGCAAGCTGATCTACGTGGTGCACGAGGACCTGGCGGGCTCGTTCACGGTCAAAGGCAGTGCGCTGATTGGGATCGACCCCGGCAAGAGTGTGCGCAAGACCCTGCGCAAGCCCCAGGAGCAGATCAAGAGCCTGATGGCAGTGGGCGCCCCGGCTGCTCGCAAAGTGTTCCGGGACATCAAAGCAACTGAAACCAGCTTCAACGGTCGCGGCAACGAAGACATGATCATCCTGCGAGTGCGCTAAATATCCAGGACTGTTGTATTTTCCGGGGGAAAATCGTGCGGCCCAAACGCAATTTTGGTGTGATTTACAGATCAAAAAACGAGCCAGATCAACAGCTGGCATTTGGCGAGCGCACTGTGCGGGGTTGGAAATTCCAAGATCCCAACTGGCAAAAACAGCAACCTGAACCCGACGAGGATCGCTGGCACGAAGACGACGACAGCCGTTGACCGCAGTGGCTTCAAATAAATACTCTATTGGAGCCACATATGGAATCTGTCAACGAAAACCTGGCGCAGCTCAAGCAAAACCTCAATGAGTATGTGCGCCTGCAGCTGGGCAGTGAAATCATAGATGTTGAACTGGACCCGGCGCATTTTGAAGCGGCCTACACCAAGACCATTGGTACCTATCGCCAGCGAGCATCAAACGCCTACGAGGAAAGCTACAGTTTTCTCTATCTGGTCAACAACACCAACGTGTATACACTGCCCCAGGAAGTGATCAGTGTGCGACAGATATTCCGCAGGACCTTTGGCAACAGCCAGGGACCGTATGCTTCAAACTTTGACCCTTTTGCCCAGGCCAGCATGAACGTGTATCTCATGAACTTCAACGTGGCCGGCGGACTGGCCACCTACGATTTTTACACCCAGTACGTGGAACTGGCTGGGCGCATGTTTGGCGCGTATCTCAACTACACGTTCAATCCCGTGACCAAGCGTCTGGAACTGGTACGTGATCCCCAGGGCACAGGCGAGGCTGTGCTGCTATGGACCTACAACCTCAAACCCGAAGTCCAGCTACTGAGCGACTTCCAAATTTCTCAGTGGATCCGGGACTACATGGTGGCCAACTGCAAGATGATCATAGGTGAAGCTCGCGAAAAATTCGCCACCATAGCTGGACCGCAGGGCGGCGGCAGTCTCAACGGCACGGCCATGAAAGCCGAAGCTCAGACACAGATGGATGCTCTAATCGAGCAGCTCAAGAACTACGTGGATGCCAGCCAGCCCCTGACCTGGGTTATTGGCTAAATACCATAAGGATCAGATATCATGCCCATAACAACAACAGTCACCTACACTCGCCCCAGCACAAGTGTATCGTTTTATCCGTCGATTCGAAATTCCGCAGTTTGGAATTACATCACCGAAACATATATAGACACAGGAAAAATAATTTCCACCTCCGCCACTGTTAGCGACGACGGCCTGACCAAGACCTTGGTGACTATCTTTGATTCGGAACAATCTCGGAATCAGCTTGTAAATGACACCATTATCCAATCTAGCCAATTCATAATAGGCAGGGATAGATATCATACCGCCGCGGATATTTTAGTTAACATCACGTATCAATCCACCTGATCCATTTGTTCTATACCCATTGACCTAGCGATAGTATTCTGTTAGAATCTATTCATGGCCGACGTCATGATAGATATAGAGGGTCTGGGCACTGGGCCCGATGCTACCATACTGACCATAGCTGCGGTTGAGTTTGACCCGCTCACGCGAGATCATATTGGTCGTCAGTACTATGTGCGGGTAGATCTAGAAAGCCAGAGCGACCGCAGGATCGAGCAAGGCACACTGGAATGGTGGGCCACGCAGCCTGCTGTGATCAAAGATGATGCGTTTGCCGAACAGGGCCGGATAAGCCTGCGCGAGTCCCTTGAAGGTCTCACTCGCATGGTATGGCACGCCAAACGCATTTGGGCACAAGGCCCCACCTATGACATGACCATACTGGAGCATGCCTACAAGAGCCTGGGCATGAGCCTGCCCTGGAAGTATTTCGCGGTGCGGGACAGCCGCACACTGTTTGCTCTAGCGCCACAGCTGGAACGTTATCCTGCCAGCCACAACGCCCTGGAAGACTGCTGCTGCCAGATCATGCTGATCTGGGACACCCTGGAATACCTCAAGATAAAGGAAATCAAGTGATTATAGGAGTATGTGGCCTGATTGGATCGGGCAAGGATACTATAGCGGACTACCTGGTGAACATACACCAATTTCGCCGGGACAGTTTCGCGGCCAGCCTCAAAGATGCTGTGGCAGCAGTGTTTGGCTGGGATCGTGACATGCTAGAAGGCCGCAGCCGCAGCAGCAGAGAGTGGCGCGAGCAAGTGGATTCCTGGTGGGCCGCTCGCTTGAACATGCCACACCTCACGCCGCGCTGGGTATTGCAGTACTGGGGCACCGAAGTTTTACGTCGTGGATTCCATGAGGACATCTGGGTAGCCAGCCTGGAAAACAAACTGCGGCGAAGTTCTGATGATGT